TAGATGAGGTAGATATGAAGAGTCCTGCTTGGCAAACAAAAGAAGGAAAAAACCCCAAAGGGGGCTTGAATGCTAAAGGCAGAGCATCGTATAATGCAGAAACAGGTGGCAATTTAAAACCACCAGTCAAGTCGGGAGATAACCCTCGTAGGGCATCCTTTTTAGCACGAATGGGCAATATGCCTGGCGCTGAGATGAAAGATGGAAAGCCTACTCGACTTTTACTTTCTCTTAGAGCTTGGGGCGCAACGTCCAAGGAAGACGCAAAGGCTAAAGCCAAAGCGATCTCTAAGAGGAATAGTAAATGAGGCCAACCTCAGTCGGACTTAACCCCACAGCCAATACGCTGACAACTGTTTTTACAGTTCCTACGGGTTACTACGCCAAGTTTACTGTGATGTACATTCACAATACTGGCGGTTCGACTAAGCACATTACTGTTCAATGGTATGACGCAAGTGCTGCCACAACACTAGATATTCTTACTTCTTACGACTTAACTTCTAAAGAATACCTTCAGTTTGATGGCAATGCTTATATCGTTTTAGAAGAAGGCGATAGAATTCAAATTACTACTCAATCTGCTAGTAGCTTTAGTTTTATTGCAACATTTGAGGTTCAGGGAGCGCAACGAACATGACCTACTTAGAACTTGTTAACGATGTTCTCATTCGATTGCGTGAGACAACTGTTTCTACAGTATCAGAAACAACTTATTCCGCATTGGTTGGCAAGTTTGTCAACGATGCTAAACGTCAGATTGAAGATTCCTATAATTGGAATGTCTTAGGACAAACAATTACAGTTACCACTACCAGTGGCACAAGCTCATACGCTTTGACAGGTGCGGGTCAGAAGTTCCGTGTTAATGACGCTATTAACACTACAAGTGTTATAACATTAGATAACACCACTGTTGCGGACATGAACCGCAAGCTCAACTTTGGCACACCTTCACAGTCTATTCCTTCAGAGTTTTGCTTTAGTGGTGTAGATGGTAGTGGAGACACAAAGATTGACCTGTTTCCCGTTCCTGATGGTGTTTACACACTGAAGTTTGATGTAACCATCCCACAGGCTAATTTGTCTGCTGATGGCACTTCAGTCAAGGTATTGGACTATTTGGTGACTCAGAGTGCCTATGCCCGTGGTTTGATTGAGCGTGGTGAGGACGGAGGGACTGCTTCTAATGAAGCGTATGCCCTGTTTAGAGGAATGCTATCTGACGCTATTGCATTGGAAAGCACTCGTTACCCTGAAGATAACTTTGTGGCGGTCTAATGGCAGCTCCTTTACAAAGTCAAAGCATTAGCGCACCAGGCTTCTATGGCCTGAACACGCAAGACTCGCCCCTAGATTTATCTTCTGGCTTTGCTTTAACTGCTTCTAATTGCGTGATTGACCAGTTTGGTCGTATTGGCGCACGTAAAGGCTTTACTCTTGTTAATGCCTCATCAGGCAATCTAGGCTCTAACAATGTGGGTGTAATCCATGAGTTAGTCCAAACTGATGGCACTTTGACTGTTCTGTTTGCGGGAAATAACAAGTTATTCAAACTTGGTACTTCTAACGCAGTGACTGAATTGACTTATGGTGGTGGCGGTTCTGCTCCTACTATTACGGCAAGTAATTGGCAATGTGCATCTTTGAATGGCATCGCTTATTTCTTTCAAACTGGTCACGATCCACTTATCTTTGACCCCGCTGTTAGCACTACGACATTTAGACGGGTATCTGAGAAGTCAGGCTATGTTGCAACTGTTCCTCAAGCAAACATTGCCATCTCAGCGTTTGGTCGTTTGTGGGTGGCTAATACATCCACAGATAAGGTCACTATTACCTTCTCTGATCTGATTGCGGGTCATGTATGGTCAGGCGGTACTTCAGGCACTTTAGATGTTTCTAGGGTTTGGCCTAATGGTGCTGACGAGATCATGGGTCTAGCGGCTCACAATGACTTCTTTTTCATCTTTGGTAAACGGCAGATTCTTGTTTACTCAGGTGCTTCTACTCCCGCATCCTTGGTTCTGTCAGACACAGTAGGCTCTATTGGATGTATTGCTAGGGACACTATTCAGTCAATTGGTACTGATGTGATCTTTTTGTCGGATTCTGGTGTTCGTTCTCTGATGAGGACAATCCAAGAGAAGTCTGCACCTCTTAGAGACTTGTCCAAGAATGTGCGTTCTGACCTTATTTCATCTTTGGCGGTAGAGACTCTGGCTAATCTGAAGTCTGTTTACTCAGAAAAGAATGCGTTTTACTTGTTGACTCTTCCAGTAACAGGTCAAGTCTTCTGCTTTGATACAAAAATGCAATTGCAAGATGGTGCTTTTAGAGTAACCAAGTGGGACTCAATTACGCCTACAGCTTTGTATTCACTGAGGAATGGTGATCTGTACATTGGTAAACTAGGTTTTATTGGCAAGTATGGAAGTTTCTTAGATAACACTTCTACTTACCGATTGAGCTACTTTACCAACCATGCAGACCTTGGTAATGAGAATCAGATTTCTATTCTCAAACGAATTAAGGCCATCATTATTGGTGGGTCTAACCAATTCGTGACGATCAAGTGGGGCTTTGACTTTGCTGCCAACTATTTGTCAGGAAATGCTTTTATCCCTGAACAAGCAAACTATGAGTATGGTTTAGCTGAGTACGGAGTAGCAGAATACTCAGGTGGACTCTTGATTAAGACACTAGATGTAAATGCTTCTGGTGCGGGTAAAATTGTTCAAACAGGTTACGAAACCACTATCAACGGCACTCAACTGTCAATTCAGAAGATTGAGATTCAGTCTAAGAACGGAAAGATATCCTAATATGTCAAATTATACAAAGAGCACGAATTTCGCCACTAAAGACAACCTCACGCCTGGTGATCCACTCAAGGTCGTTCGAGGTACAGAGATTGATACTGAGTTCAATAACATTGCTACTGCTGTTGCGACTAAGACAGACAACTCTGCTGCCGCAATTACGGGTGGTTCAATCACTGGTATTACAGACTTAGCAGTTGCTGATGGCGGTACTGGTGCTTCTACTGCGGCTGGTGCTCTGAATAACCTCTTGCCTAGCCAAACAAGCAATGCTAACAAGTACCTCCAAACTGATGGTACTAACGCTTCATGGGATGCGGTCACTCTTTCTACTGCCGACATAACAGGCACTTTAGCGGTGGCTAATGGTGGTACTGGTGTAACTAGCTCAACAGGTACAGGCTCAGTAGTGTTGTCAAACTCGCCAACATTGGTGACTCCCGCATTGGGAACTCCTGCTTCTGGTACTTTGACAAACGCCACAGGATTGCCAATCTCTACGGGCGTGAGTGGCTTGGGTACTGGTGTTGCTACATTCTTGGGTACGCCCTCATCTGCTAACTTAGCTTCTGCCGTATCTGACGAAACAGGATCAGGTGCTTTGGTGTTTGCCAATAGCCCAACATTGGTCACTCCCGCCCTTGGCACTCCATCTGCCTTGGTAGGCACAAACATCACAGGTACTGCTTCTGGTTTGACTGCGGGTAACGTAACGACTAACGCTAACTTAACAGGTGCAGTCACTTCTGTTGGCAACGCTTCATCTTTGGGTTCGTTTACTTCATCTCAACTGGCAACGGCTTTAACTGATGAAACTGGTAGTGGTTCAGCAGTATTTGCTACCTCTCCAACCCTAGTAACTCCTATCCTTGGAACACCCACTAGCGCAACTTTAACAAATGCTACAGGTCTTCCAATCTCTACAGGTGTGTCAGGTCTAGGTACTGGTGTAGCAACTGCTCTAGCGGTTAATACAGGCTCTGCTGGTGCGCCAGTATTGTTCAATGGTGCATTGGGTACACCTTCTAGCGGTACTGTAACTAATCTAACAGGTACAGCCTCTATCAACATCAATGGAACTGTTGGTGCTACTACAGCATCTACTGGTGCTTTCACAACCCTGACAACATCCTCCACAGTCACACACAATGGTGGCACTGCTAACGGAGTAACCTATCTCAATGGCTCAAAGGTTCTGACAAGTGGGACTGCGCTAGTCTTTGATGGAAATAACTTAGGTGTTGCTGTGGCATCACCTGATGCCCGAATTACTATTCCATCCCCCTCTTATTCATCTTCAGCGGTAGGGGGCATGATTCGGTTCAAGGATGCTGGAACAGCTGATTCCGCTATTCAGTCTTTTTATGTTGGCTCTGAAGGTACAGACCTTAGTTTTGGTAGCAACGCTTATGTTGCAACATCTGGTGCTTACACTCGCTTTGATGCAACAAAAGCTTCAGCCTACATAAATCTTAATCGTGCAGGAAATATTCAATTTGCGGTAGGTACTGGTGCGCCTTCAGAAGGTATGCGCCTCACCTCAACAGGGTTGGGTATTGGTACAAGTTCGCCTGCTTATAAGTTGGATGTAAGTGGTGTTGCGCGAGTAGGCGGATTGCGTCAGAGTTTTGAAACTGGCTTATATACAGTAGATGGTACTTTATCAAACTATTCAGCAACAAATGCTGTTTATTTAAATGGTAATGTCGCTGGTGGGTTGCGTTTAAATGGTGACGGAACTAATGCTTCATATTTACAGGTAAATGGTGCTTCAGCTAGTACCTCTCCCAATGTAATTTTCTTTTATACAGCAAGCTCAGAACGAGTCAGAATAACGGCAGCGGGTGATGTAGGTATTGGAGGTGCTCCTTCGTACAAGTTAGACGTTGCTGGCGAAGTTCGTGCAAACAATCTATTTCGTACTACTGATGGCACAAACATAGGTTTGTTTGGCTCAAGTGTTTTTGCAGGTAATGTTATTGGCATTGGTTCTTCAAATAGCGTACCTTTAGTTTTTGGTACTGGTGCAACAGAGCGTATGCGCCTCGACACCTCAGGCAATCTAGGCTTGGGAGTTACTCCGAGTGCTTGGGCTAGTGGTTACAACGCAATTCAGTTTGGTAGCGGCTCAAGTCGGGCTGGTGCTCTATTTACAAACGGAATAAACGATTTATGGCAAACATCAAACGCTTACTTTAACGGCACTAATTTTATTTATTACGCCACTGGAGTTGCAACTGCATATAACCAATCAAACGGCTCACACAATTGGCGTTATGCCGCATCAGGCACAGCAGGAAACCCTATCACCTTTACTCAGGCGATGACTCTGACAGCGGATGGCAACTTGGGGCTTGGTACGACTTCACCTAGTGCGGCTGTAAGACTTGAAGTTACTGGAGGTAATGTCTTAGTTGGAAACTCTGTCGCTAACAATCAACTTACTGTAAGCAGAACAGGGGCTAATGCAAGTTCATTCTCTGTGCAAGCCTACACAGATGCTGTTACTTTAAGTTATACATATACAAACCAAGGCTTAAAGTTTTACGATGCAACAGCAGCCGCAGAACGAGCCAGAATAGACTCTAGCGGTAACTTTTTTGTAAATAAAACATCGGTAGATGATTCTGTTGCTGGTGTTACTTTGCAAGCTGCTGGAACTGTTAGATGTTCGAGGGCAGATTCTTTGGCTGTTTTTAATCGTCTTTCAACAGATGGGACATTAGTTGAATTTTTACAAGCAGGTACACTTGAAGGCAGTATTTCTGTATCTGGTACAACCGTTTCATACAACGGCGGTCACTTATCTCGATGGGCGCAAACAACATCTGCAAAAGATAACTCAATCGTCAAAGGTACTGTGTTGTCAAACCTTGATGAGATGAATGTCTATATAGACGTTGAAGGCAATCCTATTGACAATGAACAACTTAACAAAGTCAAAGTATCTGACGTTGAGGGCGATGCTAACGTGGCTGGTGTGTTTGTTAACTGGACACATGACGATGCCCACAATGTTGATGAAATAAACATGGCTATGACAGGCGACATGATTATTCGCATTGCCCAAGGCGTAACTGTTGTTCGTGGTGACTTGCTAATGTCTGCGGGTGATGGAACTGCCAAGCCACAAGGTGATGACATCATTCGCTCTAAAACTGTTGCTAAAGTAACCTCAAACCATGTTACTTGCACATACGCAGATGGCTCATATTGTGTGCCTTGCGTCTTAATGGCTTGCTAATCTTTAAAAGGAAACAACATGACTACTACTTGGACTATCTCAACACTTGAGCGTGAAACCTCAAACGGCTTTGTAACAACTGCACACTGGCAAGCCACAGCAGTAGATGGAGAATACACAGCATCTATCTATTCAACTTGCTCATGGGCTGATGGCACACCAACAATTCCCTATGCAGACCTGACACAAGAAACAGTGCTTGGATGGGTATGGGCTAATGGTGTTGATAAACAAGCCACAGAAGACGCTCTGGCGGCTAATATTGCTTTGCAGAAGAATCCTGTTACTGCTACTGGCACACCTTGGGGTCAAGCATGAAATTAGAGTTAGACGTTAACGAGATTAACTTTGTATTACAAACTTTGGGGCAGTTGCCCTCTAGTAGTGGCGTGTGGCCTCTTATCGTAAAGATTAAAGAACAGGCTGAAGCGCAAGTTCCTAAAGAAGCGGAGTAAACATCATGGCCGTGACCAGTCAACAAATTATAGATTTCTTGCTTGCTAATCCAGGCATGAGTGACGCTCAGATCGTTGCGGCTATGGAGCAATATGGAGTGTCTCCTGCTCAAATGGCTACGGCTGTTGGTTTACCAGAGGGTGAGGTTGCGGCTCGTGCTGCGGCTGTTATTCCTAATGGACAGACTATCACCCTTGGAGATACTGTTGTTCAACCTGTATATCAAGTAACTGGTTCTGGTGAAGATCAGCAAGTTGGTGGTATTGAGAATGTTATTACCTACAAAGCCACTGATAACAAGGCAGGTGGAGCATATACCCAATACACACCTACTGGTGAAGTAGAGAAAACTGGCACTCAACAAGAAGTTAAAAGCGGTCTAAAAGAGTTTGCATTGGGTGCAGGATTACTTTTTGGATTGCCAAGCATATTGAATGCGGGTGGGGCAGCAGCAGGTACAGGAGCATTGACTGCGGCAGAAACTGCGGCTTTAACAGCACAAGATTTAGCCATAGGCGGTGGAGGTTTAGGAGCTTTTGCGCCTTTAACAGCGGCTGAAATCGCAGGTTTAACAGCTACAGATTTAGCTATTGGTGCGGGTACTCCTAGTGCGGCAAGTACAGCGGGTTTACTAACTCCTGCTGTAACAAGTGGGGTAGCTCCTACTGTTGCGGGAACTGCGGCATCAACAATTCCTGCGGCTACTGCGGCTAGTACTGCGGCTACAGCATTGACACCAACAGCGGCATCTGTACTAGCACCTGCGGCAGCATCTGCATTAACACCAACTGCTACAAACATAGCATCATCGTTGATTCCAACGGCAGTTAAGAGTCTCTTTACACCTACAAACATTGGTAACTTGGTTACAAGTGGCGCACAGACTGCGGCAGGTCTTCTCCAGCAACAAACATCTCGTGAAGCGGCTCAACGTGCCCAACAGATGATTGATGCTGAGACTGCAGCTGCCAAACAATCTGCGGCTTTCCGTCCTATCGGAATGACTACTCGCTTTGGTACTTCACAGTTTGCAGTCGATCCTGTAACAGGTCAGTTGACAAGCGCAGGGTACACATTAAGTCCTGAAGCTAAGAATGCTCAAGATCGTTTGGTTAAGTTGGCTGAGTCTGGTTTGCAACAAGCTGAAGGCGCACAAGCACAGTTTGCTCCTCTTCAAACAGGCGCACAAAGTCTGTTTAAACTTGGTCAAGGCTATCTTGCTCAAAGTCCAGAAACAGTTGCAAGTGATTACATGAAGTCACAGTTGGCACTTCTAGCACCTGGTCGTGAACAACAATATGCTTTCTTACAAAACCAATTGCAACAGCAAGGCCGTGGTGGTTTATCTGTAGCCCAAGGTACTGGATTAGCTCCAACATCACCAGAGTTGGCGGCATTTATGAACGCAAAGATTCAAGAAGATGCAAGACTAGCGGCTAATGCTCAACAATATGGACAACAAAACGTCTTGTTTGGTGCGGGTCTATTGGGTCAAGGCTCACAAGCTATGGGTCAGTACTATGGTGGTCAGCAAGCGGCTTATACGCCCTATACGACTGCTTTGGGACAAGTTCAAGGTTTGGAGCAAATGGCACAACAACCTTTTGGCATGAGTACTGCTCTTGCTCAACAAGCATCTCAAGCGGGTGCTAATGTGGGTCGTTTAGGCTTATCTGGTGCTGAGTTTAGTACTCGATTGGCTACTAGCCCTGCGGCAACAACTAACCCTTATTCAACAGTATTAGGTGGCGTAGGTTCTTCTAATCAATTTGGTCAGTTTGTAGGTGGGTTATTAGGTGGCCAACCTGCAACAAGTGGCTTTAGTTATGGACAATATGGAACTGGTATAGACCCATCGACAGGCGAATACTTCGGTTCGCTTTACTTCTAAGGAATCATCATGGCAGAAAATATCGTAGCGGGTCTGTTTGGGTTAACGCCTGAAATGTATGGTGAGCGTCAAAGGACAAGTGCTTTAAATGAGGGCATTACCCTTGCTCAACTAGACCCTGCGGCTCGTGGTGCGGCAATGACCTATGCTGGTGCTAGAGGTCTTGGTAATGCTATTGGTGGTGCTTTGGGTATTCAAGACCCACAACTGAAGCTAATCAGTACTAGACAACAAGTTCTTGGTCAACTAGATCAATCTGATCCTACTTCTTTGTTAAATGGGGCTAAAACTCTTGCTCAGATGGGCGACCAACAAGGTGCTATGGCTTTGGCTCAATATGCTCGTCAAGCACAAGTTCAAATTGCTGAACAACAACAGCGTTTGGCGGCAGGCAAAGCATCTTTGGCACAGGCACAAAGAGAGCAACAACAAAAAACACCAGAGAAAATTCAAATTGCAGAGTATTTATCTAAATTGAATTTAACTTTAGATAATCTAAACGGATTGCCAACATCACCCGAAAGAGATGCGGCAATTAACAAGGTAAGTCGAACAATTAAGGCTCTTGAATTACAGATTGAAAAACCTGAAAAAGCAGAAACAAAAACCAACTATGGTGCTGAAGCCGATAGAGCATCTAAAGCTAGATTTGGTAAAAACTTTTCTGAATTAACTCAAGCAGAGTCAAAAGTCATTGATGATTTGTTAGAAGAGCGTGGTGTAACTAAAGCAAAAGAAAGTGCATCAAAAGTATTAGTGCCTGGTCAGCCAGTAGCTCCAAAAGATTGGATGGATTTTACCCAGAAGGTTTTAAGTGGTGATCCAGTAATGCAACGCACTTCTACGATTCTTTCTGATGCACCAAGTGCTATTGAAATTATTAGAAACTCAAGAAGCAATGATTTTGCTGCGGCTTCTTTGCCAACTTCAATAGCATTGTTGACAGGTCAAGGTAAGAATATGTCAAATGCTGATGTCAACAGGTTTGCCCGTACTGGTGGACTTGATGATCGTTTGGCACAAGATGCTGTTAAATTCTTTACTGGTAGAACAACTGAAGTTAAGAAAGATCAAGCAGAGAAGTTTGCTATTGCTCTTTATCGTGGCGCATTGATTGAGCGCAAGAGGAAGCTAGAGTCGGCAGCAGAAGAGTTTGGTTATACAGAATCTCCTAACTATAAGGTTGCTCTAAGAAACATTGATAGTCAACTTGCTCAGTTTAAACTTGTAAAAAAAGGTGAAAAAACACCAACTGCAACAAAAACTGGAAATCCTTTAGTTGACAAGTGGCTATCCACTGATGCGGAGAGTAAATAATGGCAACTTATGAACAAGTAATAGAAGCATTGCGTAGGGCAGATGAGGCAGGTAATGCTGACGATGCTCGAAAACTTGCTCAAATGGCCTCTGAACTGCGCCCACAAGGTGCTGGTGGTGGTCGTGGTCTTATGGGTGGCCCTACTGCTGAAGGTAAAGCAAGAGCCGCTACAGGTTTGGGTGAGTTATTGTATGAAAGTGTAAAGAAGGGTGTTACACAACCATTTGCTAGGGCTACAGCAGGTAGTGCCATGCAAACAGGTACATTTGCTGGTGCTTTTCCTACTCAACCCGAACTAGAACCCATTACTACTGAGAGTGTTCAACGTGGTATGGGAGTAGACACAGGCATTCGCCCTGCAACAACTACGCAACGATATTTAGGGGCGGGTGTAGAGGCTTTGGCAGACCCTACTAATTTAATTGGTTTACCAGTAACTACAGCAGGTCGATTGGCTCTTGGGGCTGGTTCTACTATGGCGGGTATTGGTGGTGAGTTTGGTGGTGAAGTTGGTAAACAAGTGGGTGGAGTTACTGGTCAAGTAACAGGCGGTATTTTGTTTGCTCTACTATCAGGTGCAGGTGCTACAAAAGGTGTTGGTCTAATGGCAGAAGCCAAAAACAGAGTTAACCTTAAAGACTTTAATGTAGAAGACTTGGCTGGTGTAGAAGGAACTTCTCAGGCCCAAGATTTAATTAAACGAGCATTAGATGCTGATCCTAACTTAACAAAACGATTAGAAGACATTCGTAAAAAGATTGCCTTTGTTGGTGGTAAACCTGACATCTTGGCTGCTGGAGCTATTGACAATAAAGTTTTGGAAACAGGTTTAAAAGATTTAGTAACTAAAGACGCAAAAATTGCAAATGACTTAGAAATAATTTACAAAGATTTGCAGACTGCTGTTCGCACAAAGGCTACTGAGTTGTACCCACAACCTAGTGTTGAAATTCCAAAAGCATCAACACAAATTGGAAAAGTAGAAATTGATTATGTAAAAAGACTTCAGGCTTTATCTGACCAACAAGCAAAACTTACACAATCCCTTAACCTTGCGGGCAATATTTCTCCAGTTGATATTGGCAAACCAATTCAGGGTGTTGTTTTGGCACAAGAAGCAGCCGCCCGAAATGCTTTGTCGCCAGAGTATGAGAGCGTTAAGAAGCAAGCATCACAATTAGGTGCTATTTTGCCAGCCAATGAAACTCAAGCATTGTTAAACACGGCAAAAGACTTGTTTATGCAAGACCCTTGGGGTCGTCAATCTGACTTGTTAAAACTAGTGCAGAAACAATCTAATGAGTTTTCTCGCATGAGAAAGCAAGGTCAAGTAGACACAACATTACCCGCAGTGCCTGGTCAAGCCCCTCCAGTAGATTTGTCTATTGGCATGGACATTACCAGCCTTGATTCTTTAAAGCGAAGAGTAGCGGCTGATATTCGTTCTGTTAAAAATGATGCAACTAAGGATAAATTGATCCTTTTGCAACAGCGTGTAGACGAAGCTCTTGATCGAGTCCAAAACACTAGTGGTGATATCAATGTTAACTTCCGTGGCGAAAAGACAACATTTGGCAATGCAATGTCGCAACTTGATTTGGATTACTACAACAAGGTAGGAATTCCATTTAAGGATGCTGATGCTATTCAGAAAATTGGTTCACAAGAGTATGCGGAACGAATTGCTCCTCAGTTAGCAAAAAGTCCTACAGCAATGACTCAATTCTTGAAGGTTGCTGGTGACGAAGGTATGCCATTGGCCGAAAAAGCAGTTATGTCTAAGTTATATAACTCTGCTTTAGATAAAGATGGCTATATTGATCCAACCAAGCTCAATGCTTTGATTACAAAGACAAGCAACAATGGTGGGTATAGCGATATTCTTGCTCAATTGCCTGGTCTTAAATCACGCCTTGATGATGTTACTAATAGGGCAAACATTCTTTCCTCTGAACGAGTTGCATTAGATGACGCCGCAAAAGCAGAAAGAATCAGGATTGGCGATTCATTCTTGGCAAACTATGAAACTGGTGGAGTTGATGCAATAACAAGCCGTATGCTTGGCTCTACTGGTAAAGGCTATCAAACTAAGTTCTTTAATGATCTAAAGAAATTGTCTCCTGATGACCAAACTAACACAACTTTAGCGGTTCAAAACGCTTTGGTTACAAAGATGTTAGACAGTCAAAACCCGTTTGCTTATTTGGAAAAAAATAAGGATGCGTTTGTTCGTCTATTTGGCAAGCAACATTTTGATAATTTGTCTTCATTGGCTGATGTACAGCGTTTGGCAACAAAGATAGATGTCAATAGTCTTCCTTTAGATCAAGCGGCTATTAAAGAAATGGGTACTTTACAACGCCTTTTAGGTGGTGTTGATCCCAAACGAGTATCTGCAATCTTGGTTAACCAGATTGCTAGCGTGTTTAACAAAGGCTTCCGTATTGCGGCTGCGGTTGGTCAGAAAAACATAGATGACGCTACCAAAGAGGCTCACAGAAAACTCTTTATGGATAAGGGCGGTTTGGATGGCGTTATCAAAGCATCTACCCGTCTGATAAACAAAAAAGGCCAAGAAGTAGAGTTGTCAGACTTTGTTAAGCCTGGTGATTTATCAAACTTGGCAAACTCATTGGGGATGTCTGTTTTGCGTACTGGTTATTTGGGCGGTTCTGTAGCATCTACTCCAAGTGAGGTAATGTCACCAGAGCCTGAGTCTTCTTATGAATACACGCCAATGGCTCGGTAATGAGAGACTATGCCGAAGCCATCATCGCTGCGGTATGTATTAGTGCTTTTGTCATTTTTTGTAGCTACATTATTGTTTGGTGTTTTCCGTGATCGTCTAAAGGCGGCAACCATAGAGTACCGATGTATTAAATGGACTTGGGTTGGAGACGTATATAACCGAAGGGTTATCTGTCTTAAATGGGAGAAGGTGAAATGATTGATCCGATGACGGCTTTAGCTGGCATTCAGCAAGCTATTTCGATGGTTAAGAAGGCGAGTAAGGTAGCCAATGATTTAGGTTCTCTTGCCCCGATGATTGGCAAGATGTTCGATGCCAAGAGTACCGCTACTAAGGCGTTAATCGAGGCTAAAAAGGGCAAAGGTTCCAATATGGGGACTGCTCTCCAGATTGAGATGGCTCTTGAACAGGCCAGAGCGTTTGAGGAAGAGTTAAAGATGCTCTTTATGACCACAGGTAAGGTTGACGTTTGGAACAAGATTAAGGCTCGTCAAGACCAGATGGATGTGGACGATGCAAGGGAACTCAGGGCTTTAGAAAGAGCAGATAAGAAGGCTAAACAAAAAGAAGAAGAAATGAACGAATTAGCCATGATTATTGGTGGTGTGGCTTTTGTTTTGTTTCTTGTCGGAATTGGTATCTATGAACTCATGGAGTTTTGCGATACCACTAAAAGGTGTGGTCGGTGAATGAGTATCAGAAGACCTTTGATCTATGCCTCAAGATATTCGTTTACGGGTGTGTGGCGTTATGGTTTCTTGGGTTCTTAAAGTTCTTGCCTGACGATTTGTCGGACAGGATTGTTAATCTTCTACTTGGAAGGGTTGGGTTAGGGAAATGAGAATTACCACTTACCAACAGAATGCTCAAATGTTGTCAGAGGCTCACAGGATGATCCACCAACAGAATATGAAGCGTTTGGCAGAGCTAACCAGACAAGCTGAACAACAACAGAGAATCCATGAGATTAAGACTCAATGGGCTAAGTCTGTGGACATCAAAGCATGAGATATTTATTGATTTTTGTAGCTTTTATGCTACATGGTTGTGACGAAAAGTATCGCTATTTTTGTCAGAACCCAGATAACTTTCATGCTGAACCTTGTCAGAAACCTAGATGCCAATTTACTCAGACTTGCCCTGAATACTTAGTAGCACCAATATTGGAGAAAAAGATTGACGAAGTTAAACCTAACAACTGAAGAGATAGAAGTAAGAATTTGGGGGTTTGTTGTGGTTGCAGTCACACTTATCCTCATGTTTATTGTTGGTGCTTTGCTCTATTCGGTGACTTTTGTCACTCAGCCTATCAAAAGTATGGCTCCGATTGACCAAGCCTACACCAAGATGCTGAACGACATTGTTCTGCTGATCGTGGGCGGTATCGGTGGCGTTATTGGTAAACGGGCTATGTCTAGTGCTTCTAGGGCGTTTAATCCCCCAACGCAACCAATGTGTCAACCAATGGGCTATGGAGGCTCTCAGGGCGGTTTTAACTCGTCCTATGCACCTCCGCAATCTGCGTATGGTTTGCCTAGTCAACCTTTTGGTGCTATGCCTGTTTGGAAGAACCCTGAGTTGGATGAGAGTTGGACACCTGGCCCACCACCAACTACACCTCCTGACCATTTAGAAGATGACCAAGAGCGTGAAGAATTAGCACAAGCTAGAAAAGAGGCTGAATAATGTTCGGAATACCACTGCCTTATCTATTGTTAGGCTTATCAATTGCCCTTTTTGGTACATATCGAGGTGGATACCATTACGGATGGGCAGATCGAGACCATGACATGAAGATTGCCATTGCCAAAAAGAATGATGAAGCTCGTCTAATCGAGCAAAACATGGGTGAGAAACTTAATCAACAATCTCTAAAACTTCAGGAAGCTAATGATGCTATTAACAAGAAAACTACTGCCCTTGCTGTTGCCAATCGTGCTGGCAAGTTGCGCCTCTGCCCCCCAAGTAACGTACAAACCCCCACAAATACCTCCTTTGCCAGCGCAGATTCAAAAGCAACCAGTGAACCTGACAGACCGACTAATGAACCTTCTGATGCCGAAAGAGCAACAATCGATGCCATCGCAGAAATAGTTGCCCAAGGTGATAAGAATACTGTCGCTTTAAATGCTTGCGTAGACTCGTATAACCAGATGAGAGACCTGTTGAATGATAAACGCTGAACAACTTAAACAACTTCACATTGGTGCGGAGTGGGTAGATGCACTGAATGCTACTTTTGAGCGTTTTGACATCATGAATCCACTTAGAAAAGCGGCTTTCATTGGTCAATGTGGGCATGAATGTGGGAACTTTAGGATGCTTGAAGAGGGCTTGTCATATTCTGCTACTGGTTTAATGAAGACATGGCCTAAACGCTTTGATGCTGCCAAGGCTCAAGCGTGTCAGCGAAATCCAAAGCTCATTGCAAATACTGTTTACGCAAATCGGATGGGCAACAGAGATGAGGCATCTGGGGATGGGTATCGTTTCCGAGGCCGAGGATGTATCCAATTAACTGGCTCTAGCTCGTATTTTCACGCTGGCAAGGCCTTGGGTGTTGACTTCTGGGCAAACCCTGACCTTGTGGCTACACCTCAGTACGCTGCACTCACAGCAGGATGGTTTTGGGACACTCATAAACTCAACCAATACGCTGATTCCAAAGATTACAAAACCTTAACCAAGAAGATAAATGGTGGTTTTATAGGGCTAGAAGACCGCATTAAACACATAGATCACGCACTACTTGTGTTGGCATCTTAAATTAAATTGTCATAAATCTTGTATAAGGTGTTGAAATGCCTAACATTCCTACGCCAGAACAAGCGCAACTGTTTGCACAAAGTGTCAGAAAGTGGCAACAAGTGCTTAGTCTGGGTGATTGGAGAATAGAGAAGGGAAGTAAACCTGCAAAGTCAGCAATGGCTTCTGTGGAGTTCAATGCTTCTGCTAGGTTGGCTACTTACAGATTAGGTGATTTTGGTGCTGAGAAGATCACACCTGAGTCTCTGGATCAGACTGCTTTACATGAGTTACTTCATGTGTTTCTGCACGATTTAATGACTGTGGCTCAAGACCCTAAGTCATCTCAAGATGAGATTGAAATGCAAGAGCATAGGGTTATCAACTTGCTAGAAAAGTTACTGTTCAAGGATTATCATGGTATCAACTAATGGCATGAATTCTTGCACAGATGAGCAGTTTATAGAACTGTGGGACAAGCACCGATCTGTTACAAAAATAGCAAAGATTTTAGGCATCACTGAAAGAGCAGTTAACTACCGCAGACGAAGCATGGAAAATATCCATGAGGTCAAATTAGGCGCAAATGACTCTCGTAGTGCTAAATATGATGCTAAAAGACCAAAATCCTTCTCTCCGCTAAAACAAGTAGACCTTGGCATCCTAGATGGGACTGTGATTGTGTTCTCAGATGCTCACTTCATACCTGGTCAACGAACAACAGCGTTTAAGGGGCTTTTATGGGCTATAGAGAAGTTTAAACCCAAGGCGGTGATATGTAATGGGGATGCGTTCGATGGAGCTTCTATATCACGCCACGATGTCACTGACCAACCACAGACTTCTGTTATTCAAGAGTTAAAGGCTTGTCAGGGTGCATTGGGTGAGATAGAGGAAATAGCTAAAGCAGCGAGACACAATGTAAAGCTCCTGTTTACATGGGGCAATCACGATATTCGGTTTGGCAATCGTTTAGCGCAACACGCACCACAGTTTAAGGAAGTTCTAGGTTTTAAGCTGACAGACCACATAACTGAGTGGGACTTCTGTTGGGCAGTCTGGCCTACAGATAACGTAATTGTTAAGCATCGTTACAAAGGTGGTATTCATGCTACTCACAACAATACTGTCAATGCGGGGGTGTCAATCATTACTGGACATTTACATAGCCTTAAAGTGACCCCTTTTAGCGACTACAACGGGGTTCGGTACGGGGTGGATACGGGAACTTTAGCTGAGACTGACGGGCCACAGTTTAACTATGCTGAGATAAATCCTAACAACCACAGATCAGGCTTTGCAGTGTTAAACTTCTTCAATGGTCAGCTTTTATGGCCTGAACTCGTCCATAAATTTGATGAGGACATGGTTCAGTTTAGAGGCGAAGTAATTGATGTAGGTGCATTTTGAGTGCATGGCTAATCATTTTGACGGGGGCAATCTACGCCTATATTGCTGGTGAGCAGCTCTACAAAGAAAACCCCTACATGGCTATCGTGTACGCAGGGTACGCCTTTAGCAATGTGGGGCTTTATCTGTTGGCAAAGTAAACCTATGGGTTAAAGTTCTTCTTTGGAATCTAAAGCGAAAGGTGCGATTTCTTCTTCTTCAGTTTCTTCATCAAGATCGTCAATTGCTTCATATTCAACTGCCCAACCGTGGTCTTCTTGAAAAGCAATAAAGTCTTTGATGATTTCGATTTTGTCAAAATCCCATGTCTCAACTGTAATTTTCTCATTTTGAATGTAGCCAATTTCCATTTCAAATTTCATTATTTTCTCCTTGCGCAACGAATTGTTGCAATGACATACTAAATTTGGTATGTGTCAGTTATGTGTTCTTCTCTTTTAGTTTGGCTTCTATGTAACGCCACGATTCTTCAACATCAAAATATTCGCCTTCAGCCGCATAAGCACCACCGTAAGAAGAATTCGAATCATCAGACCAGTATTTCATTGCCTCAATTAACTCCTCATCCGTCAGCCCTACCCATGTGCTTTGTGGGGGAAAGTGATAAGGCTGCCCTTTCATTTTGTTTTCACGCTCAATGCGGTCAAACTCATCATCGTCATCTGTTTTCATCTCACTCTCCTTAAAGGAACTTCTACCCTCTCAGGAGGTGGTGGTGGGGTCATACTCTCTGAGGGTGGAATCCAACCATGCTTTCTCCACAGGGTTTGAACGTCTGATCCTGACTCCCATTTGAAGTCTTTTAGAGGGACTGAGGGGTAGCTAATCTTGGAATGCGGTGGTAGTTCAATCATGCTGACCACTCCCTTTCATTGCGTCCTGAGTTGGACTTAACTGTCTTACCAGTAAGATGGATAAGACCAATCTTCTGCATCTCGTTTAAACGTCTTGCAACTTGATTGCTCTCTAGTTTGGTCAGTGATGCTATTCCATCCTTCCCAAGCGCACCATAGGTCTGTAAACACTCCAGAATGATGTCATAGTGTTTGTTGACTACTAGCTTGATTGCCTCTGCTGCTTCAAATGAAGTGAGTGGGTCTGTAGTCCTAACTCGTGGAAAGTCAGGAAACACTCTGTCAAAATACTTTTTGTAATCCATTATTAACTCCTATTGGGTGGGGCTACGACTGTTCGCCTACTAGCTTTCAAAAAAGTAAAAACAGCTTTCACCCCGTGGTTATATTAACTTAAAAGGGAAGTGAATCCAAGTCATCAAAGTTGGACTTTTTAGGGGCTTGTTTAGGCTGATAGTCTTCTTTGGGTGATACTGCTAGACCCATGAACTTGCCACTCTTTCCCTCTTTAATCCATGCAGATAGCCAGTAATCCTGACCACCCACTGTGATATTTCCTTTGTAATCAGGATGTTTCTCTGATTCTTTTTTGTCGTTTTTGAACAAAACGCCTGAGTTATCCTTCTTTTCCATCACATTTCCTTCGCTTTCTTTAACGCTGCACGCACTTTACTAGGTAGGAGAGTCCACAAGGCGATCTTTTGTTCGCTATCTAAGTTCTCTCCTTCCAACTTATCCCAAGCTGCCTTGGGGTCACCTTGCTCACACATAGCAATCAATTCCATTGCCATCTCTTGCAAGTACTGTAATTCCTCTTGAGGAATATTATCCATTGCGCCTTGAGTAGGTGTAATCACTACTGATCTGCCCTCTTCAGGCAAGTCTTCACCCGCAAAAATGTATAGCCCGAGTCCATGTAGTGCCAGGGCTTTGGTCATACAACGCATGATGGCTGTGTTGACTGCAAAAGCATCGGGAGTAGGAATGGCCTTGTTTCTGTAGTCCATGACGGGCAATTGACAGGTCATTGGTTTGCCAAACATGGTAGCCGTAACGAACACCATTGCTGTGCCGTTTATGTCCATGAAACACTTGTCGCCAAACATCTCTACCTTGTAGGTAGCGGTAGGATCAGCCTTGAGAGCCTCTGCCCATGCCCAAGCCCATGATAGGTAGGTCAGGTTGTTTTTCTTCTCTGTGTGAGAATTGACATCTTTTTTAAGTAACATTTCTATTGACATATTAACTCCTTTGATTTTCGTTTAACTCTTGTTGAATAATCTCTTTTTGTTGTTCAAGATATAAATCCTTGAACTCGATAAAGTCTGCTTCTTGGCAGCAAACTATTTTATCCCCTTTGATTGTCAAGCAATAAGGGCAGTAGTGTATGTCTGAGAACTCTGACACATAGGTTTGGAATAGTGTTTTCAATGGAAACTTTCGTAAGCCATTGTCCACAGAACATCACCAGCCAGATCGGTGAGCTTGTTTAACTCATCTTCTGTTAGTGGTGTTCCATCTTCATAGCATCCACTTGAAAAGTAGGCATCACAGAAATCTGGGTAATCTCCGCTAACCACTCCATCTACTTCTAGGTCTACAACCTTTTTTCCATTAAGAATCGGCATATTTACTCCTCTTTAGTTGATTCTCTTGCTTTCAGCATGGCATCTGCCATCTCGTATGAGTAATCAGCAATTAGACTCATCATGGATGCGTCAAAATCTGATCTAACTTCTTTTGCTATTTCTTGAGCACCCAAACAATCTGGATGGTAATAATCGTGCATCCAAAATTTATAACAAACTGGCAAAGCCCTAGCCGCAAAGTAATCACGCAAGGTCATGCCGTCATTAAATTCATCAGGAAACGCTTGTTCATTTTTGGGAAAATCTAATTCATTCATATTCACTCCTTTAGGTTTGTTAAAAGTGTCCGTTTTTGCAATTCGTCCCTGCATGATCTCCAATGGATATCGTTGGTCACAAGTTTCGATGGCATTGCAACTTTTTTACACGATGGACTTCGCATGAACACTGACCAACACCACTAATGTGCCACACAGATTCCTGAATTTACATAGGGGTTTTCCCTAATTTACGCAACTTTTTTTCTATGCTAATCTAAAAAGACTTGTCCTATTAACTAATAGCCCTTCCACTCCTTCTTTCCTCTTATGCACATAGAAATACTTGAAAAAAGATGCGCTGAAGCCTTGCTTGGGTACTCTCAAACAATGGCAGATGCTTACACAACCGAACCAGAGGACTTTGATGCGGCTGTAACAGCTTTGCTTGCCAGAACACTAGAACTCCATCTAAACCGAACAATCAACCTGGAGAACCTTTACAAATGACACAAGAAGCAGTTATCAGAGCATTACAAAACGGCCCACTTACATCCTATCAACTAGAGGACTTAACAGGCATACCAAGACTATCTATTGCAGCTTGTTGCACAAAGATGAGCTACAAGAAGAACTTAAAAATTGGAAAAATTAAGATGGGACGGTCATGGGTTTCTCAGTACACGTTAGCACCACACATGATTGAGGCTGAGAAGGTTGAAGAGCCTCGTGATCTGCTAAACCCGTTTGACATTAGAAATGCTAAAGGCATCTTCACTAAGGCTGAATATGCTTCTATGAACAACCAAGCTATTC